TTGGGATTTTAGTCGTGAAGGTCGTATTCGTCAAAGTCTCCGTATGGCGCAGTTTGCATTAGAATGTTCAGGTGATTTTGTGATATGTGATTTTGTAGCTCCTCTAGTTGAGATGAGAAACAATTTTAAAGCAGACTGGACGATTTGGATGGACACTATTGAGTCGGGTAGATTTGAAGATACTAACAAAGCTTTTGTTGCACCAGAAGTTTATGATTTCCGAATAAACGAAATGAACGCAGAAAAGTGGGTAACCTTTGTTGGTGAACATATTCTAGAAAACAAAAGACGCCCGACTTTCGACTGGAAAAAAGAGACAGTACAGATGCTAGGTAGATGGCAACCATGGCACGCTGGGCATCGAGCACTTTTCGAGCGGGCTATTAAGAAAACTGGACAAGTAGTTATTCAAATTCGCGACTGTCAAGGCTGGCAAGATACCAATCCTTTCGCTATTGATCAAGTAAAAAATTATATACGTAGGGATTTGGATCTACAATATCAAGGCATGTACACAATTCAAGTGGTGCCGAATATAGTAAATATTACTTATGGAAGAGATGTTGGTTATAAAATTGAACAAGAAGTATTTGACGATCTAGTCCATAGTATTAGTGCAACAAAAATTAGAAAAGAAATGGGTTTTGATAAATAGATAGAAAAATTCATACATATATAAATGTAGTGTTCTTAGATCATTTTTTAAATGGAGATTTAAATGAATAAATTTGTTTTAACTGATTTGTCGCTTGAAGAGATCAATGTTATTATTGCTGGTGTTTTGGAACTTCCTGGAAAAGTAGGTCTGAATGTATATGGTAAAATCAGACAACAAGCCGAGGAACAAGCTAGACAAATGCCTATGCCTCAAGCACCAGAAGCTGATGTTCCAGAAGGACCACTTAGTGACAAAGTAATGAATTAAAATCTGCCATTTATCATCGATATAAATAAATTATAATATCTAAAGGATGATAAATGGCAGCTCCTTCAACTAGAAAAGAATTCAAAGATTATTGTCTCCGTAAACTGGGACATCCTGTAATTCAAATTAATGTTGATGATGATCAAGTAGAGGATCGAATAGACGATGCTCTACAGTTTTTCCACGACTATCACTTCGATGGCGTGGAAAAACTCTTTATGAAACATAGAATTACGCAAGAAGATATTGACAGAGGATGGATTTATGTTCCTGAGGCTGTCATATTTGTCACTGGTGTAATGCCTTTCGATCAATCAAATTCTTCTGTAAATATGTTTGATTTGAGATATCAACTCAGATTGCATGATTTATATGATTTCACCTCAGTTTCATATGTCTCTTATGAAATAACCATGCAGCATATTAGGACTTTGAACCTTTTATTCTCAGGAACACCACAGTTTAGATTTAATCGCCATCAAGATAAATTGTTTTTGGACATAGATTGGAGTGGTGATCTAAATGTAGGTGAATATGTTGTTGTGGAGTGTTATAGAAAATTGGATCCAGATACAATTTCTTTATCTGGAACAGCAGCAATAAGCACATCTTCCACTACTGTCACAGGAACAGGAACTAAGTTTGATCAAGATATTGTTCCCGGCGATTTCATTAGTTTTGGTAATGAATTAAAGAGAGTCAAGGCTATTATTTCTCCAACAGAATTAACAGTTGATACCGTGTTTGGTTCTAATGCATCAGTCAGTATGACTAAATCTGGCGTATCAGACGTTTGGAATGATAGATTTTTAAAACGTTATGCAACAGCACTTATCAAAAAACAGTGGGGCGAAAATCTTAAAAAGTTCGCAGGCATTCAAATGCCAGGTGGTGTAACATTAAATGGTAAAGAAATTTGGGATGAAGCCGTTGAAGAAATCAATAAGGTCGAAGAAGAATTGATAAACACTAATGTATTACCAAGCGAAATGTTTATTGGTTAATTATGTCCACAAATTTCTATTTCAATAATTTCCCCCAACACCAAATAACAAGTGAGCAGTTACTTGTTGAAGATTTGGTGATTGAAGCAATGCAGATCCATGGCATGGACGTTTTTTATTTACCGCGTTCAACAAGAGATGAAGTCGATTATCTATACGGTGAAGACACACTCAAAGAGTATCGAAATGCATATAGTATAGAAATGTATCTTGAAAATGTTACAGGAATGGATGGTGAAGGTGATTTCATTTCAAAATTTGGCTTAGAAGTCAGAGATGAAATAACTTTACTTGTATCGAGAAGAAGATTTGGATACACTGTTCCACAAAAGAGACCTAATGAAGGCGATTTGATTTACATTCCTCTTATAAGAAATTTCTTTGAGGTCACTTTCGTCGAACATGAAAATGATCAAGCGATGTTTTATACATTAGGTAGAGGACGAGGCGGTAATGTATATGTCTATGCTCTTAAATTAAAACAATTTGTCTTCTCGGAAGAAATTATTTCAACTGGTGTTCAAGAAATCGATAAAGAAGCAGAATCTTCTTATAAGAGAATTCGTCTACCTTTAGCAAATACTGGTACAGGAAGTTATGTTCCAGGTGAAATTGTATATCAAGGCACTTCTTTAGCCAATTCCACTGCTCAAGCCATTGTTTATTCATACACTCCTCATAGTGAATTGACTGTAATCCGTGTAATTGGTCAATTCACAAGTAGCGCAAATGCAATAGGAAATACAAGTGGTGCATTAAGAACACCAGTCACAGTTGATGAACTTGATTCCGTCGGAAATAATGTATTCGAAGATATTACAGATAATAAGAGGATCGAACAAGAATCTGATGACATCTTAGACTTTACTGAAACTAATCCATTTGGAGAACCATAATGCTCAGTAAAGGACACTTTTACAATAGAACATTAAGAAAAATTGTTGTCGCTTTCGGTACAGTTTTTAATAACATAACGATGATCCGTTATGATAAAGACATGACAAAAGAATATGAAAGAATAAAAGTGCCTCTTTCATACGGTCCAAAAGAAAAGTACATCACTAGGTTAGCATCTGATCCAGATTTAACTAGGTCAATGTCCGTACATTTACCAAGAATTTCTTTTGAGATGACAGCAATCACATATGATTCATCAAGAAAAACAAACTCTCTGATTAAAAATTATTCCTTTGACTCATCGAAAAATCAAGTCAAATCTCAAGCATCTCCTATACCATACAATTTTGATTTTAGTGTTTCAATCTATGTTAGAAACATAGAAGATGGAACACAAATACTTGAACAGATTCTTCCATTTTTTACTCCAGACTATACTGTAACTGTCAATTTGGTTCCTGAAATGGGATTAAAATATGATCTTCCTATTCTATTGGAATCAGTAAATACGACTACTGATTATGAAGGCGACTTTCTCAGTACACGAATGATTATTTGGGATTTAACTTTTAGTGTAAAAGGTTATATATTTCCTCAAGTAAGTGCAACAGGAAACGGTTTCATCTCAAAATCAACAACCAACATCTACACTAATTTTGGTGATAAAGAATCACAAAAAGTTTATGTCGATTCAGCAAATGGTGTTGGTGTTTTTGTTACAGGAGAGATTGTTCGTGAAACTAAAAAAGGAAAATCAGGAAAAGTATTATACTTCGCAAATAACAACACTGGCACATTAGTATTAACTGAACTGACAGATTTAATGGATGAAAATGATGTTATTGTGGGTGACTATTCAAATGCAACATATACAATAGATACTGTTGATTTGGATCCACTTAAAGATGTGATAATAAAAATAGAACCTAATCCTGTAAATGCTAATGCAAACTCATTGTATGGATACACAGAAACTATATTGGAATTCCCGGATACACTATGAATATGGATAAAAAATTGTCGGACATTTTTGATATAAAGCCAGCGGAAATTATTCCAGAAACTTTTGAAGTTGTTGAAACATCGAATGATGATGATGCTGATTTTGAATTCGCTAGAAGAAACATAAAAGATTTGGCAGAAAAAGGAAAAATTGCTGTTGATAATATTCTAGAAGTGGCGCGAGCTACGGATCATCCTAGAGCATATGAAGTTGCTGCTACTCTAATAAAAAGTGTTGGAGATTTAAATAAAGATTTAATGGATCTTAGAAAGAAAAGAAAACTGTTAATGGATAATATGAGCACTTCTTCTCCAGAGATAAGTGTGAATCAAGCAGTTTTTGTTGGATCAACAGCAGAATTAATTAAAGCAATAAAGAGAGTTGAATAAATGGAAACTTTAATAGAACAGTTGAGAACTATTCTAGGAACGAATTTCGGTCTTTATTTTAAAGCGCATTCGTTCCATTGGAATGTAGAAGGACCCAATTTCATCCAATATCATGAATTTCTAGGTGACTTTTATGATTCTGTTTGGCAACAAACTGATGAGATTGCTGAAAAATTAAGAATGCTAGGAGTTTATGCTCCTGTTAATTTAACACGAATACATAATCTCTCCGATGTGGAAGAGAATGATTCCATACTCTCTGACAGAGAAATGTTTATGAATTTAAATGAAAGCAATGATAGATATATCGTGCATCTGAGAGCTGGAATCGTTGCTGCTGATGATGCACAAGAACCAGCAATAAGTAATTTTTTACAAGAACTATTAGATAAACATCAAAAACATTCCTGGATGTTAAAGAGTATAATTAAATAAATGAGAGATGGTTATCAAGGCAATTCTAATTTAAAAAAAGCCGGAACTAAATTAGAATTTACGCAAGAGCAGTTATTGGAATTTACTCGGTGCATTAGAGATCCAATTTATTTTATAAAAAAATACGTTAAAATTGTTAACGTAGATTATGGTCTTGTACCATTTGACATGTGGTCCTTTCAAGAAGAAATGGTCAAAGGATTTCATGCAAATCGATTTTCCATTTGTAAAATGCCTCGACAGGTTGGAAAAACAACTTCGGTTGCTGGTTATATGTTATGGAATATTTTATTTCAAGACAATTACACTGTTGCGATATTAGCCAATAAGGGTGCATTGGCTAGAGAAATATTAGACAGAATTAAATATGCATATGAACACATTCCGCATTGGCTACAGCAAGGTGTTCTAGAATGGAATAAAGGTAATATAGAACTTGAAAATGGATCTAAAATATTTGCCTATGCAACAAGTGGATCTGGTGTTCGTGGAGGAACATATAATCTAATATTCTTAGATGAATTTGCATTCGTTCCTCACAACATGGCACAAGACTTTTTCACATCAACCTATCCTGTCATATCATCAGGTAAAACAACAAAAGTTATTATTGTTTCAACTCCGAACGGTTTGAATATGTTCTATAAAATGTGGATGGATTCGATTGAAGGTAGATCATTATACACACCATTTGAAGTTCATTGGTCAATGGTACCAGGAAGAGATGAAAAATGGAAAGAAGAGACAATAAGAAACACCAGTGAAGAACAATTTAGACAAGAATTTGAGACGGAGTTCATAGGATCCTCTGCAACATTAATACCAGGATCAAAATTGAAAACTTTAACATTTAGACCACCAATACATAAAAAAGAAGATACGGATACTTACGAAGAACCTATTCCTGGTCATACCTATATGACAATGGTGGATTGTTCTGAAGGTGTTGGGTTAGATTATTCTGTAATTTCTGTTGTGGATGTAACCGAAATACCATACAAACAAGTCTTGAAATATAGGAACAATAAAATTTCACCACTTATTTTACCAACATACATATACAATATAGCAAACAAGTATAATCGTTCTTTTGTCTTAGTTGAAACAAATAATGTGGGAAAACAAGTAGTTGATATTTTACATTATGATCTAGAATATGAAAACATATTTCGATTAGAGTATCATGAAATTAAGGGTCAAAATATATCTTCCGGATTCAAAAGAGGGGCATCTTTTGGTCTAAAAACAACAACCTCAACTAAAAAAATAGGTTGTGCAAACTTAAAGACACTAATAGAAAATGATAAACTAATCATATATGATTTTGATACCATAGCAGAATTAAATACTTTTGTTAGAGATAAGGACACTTACAAAGCTGAAGAAGGAAATAATGACGATATTGTTATGACTTTGGTCTTTTTTTCTTGGTTAACAGCACAAAGTTACTTTAAAGAGGTAACTAATTCTGATATTAGACAAAAATTGTTGGATGAGAGAAATCTTCAGTTGGATGAAGAAACTTTGCCTGTAGGCTTTATAAACGATGGTCAACAAGAAGAAAAGACATTCGATGGAAAAGACCTTTGGGAAACGGTGAGAAGTCGCGGATATACTTCCTCAGGTTTCGAATTTAATAAATAGACAAATAATAATATAATTAAGTTCTATAATAATAAGGAGAACACAAAATGGCTTTTCAATTGTCACCAGGAGTATCTATCTCCGAAGTAGACTTGACAACGGTTGTTCCCTCTGTTGCAACCACTGTGGGTGGTATTGCTGGTAATTTTGAATGGGGTCCACTGGAAGAAATCACCATCATCACAGATGAATTACAATTAGTTGATAAGTTCGGTAAACCAGGATCAACAAACTACGAAACATTTTTCACAGCAGCAAACTTTTTGTCATATGGAAGTGATCTGAGAGTTGTTCGTGCTGCTGCCTCGGACGCAAGAAATGCATCAGCAAATGGTGGTGTTTTAGTGAAGAATTCATCCGCATATGCAAATAGTGCTCCAGCTGGATCATATATACTTGTTGCCAAGTATGCAGGAACTTTAGGAAATAATTTAAAAATATCCATGGCAGATAGTGCCACTTATGATAGTTGGCCGTGGAAAGATATTTTCGATGCTAAACCTAATACATCGTTTTATGCTTCTTCAAAAAATAGATCGAATGATGAGATTCATATTGTAGTTATTGATGAAAGAGGCAATTTCGGTTCAGCAAATACAGTTATTGAGAAATT